GAGTCTACGATGATATTGGCAAGTGTATCCTCATCTTATAATTTTGCAAACGATACAGCAGCACAGGCGGGTGGAATACTAACAGGCGGACTATATCATACAAATGGAACTATTAAAATTAGATTGGTCTAATTAAAATTTTTACCCCTATTTTTTATTCTTATATTTATAGTAGTATAACTCTATAAATTTATAAATAATGTCTGTAAACACATATTGGTCTGGCTCAACCTATAACTCATTCTTATTAGCATCCTCATCTGCGGAAGCAACTCCATTTGGAATTTATGATAATGATTCTGATTTTAAAACAGATGCGCCAAAGACGGCCGTCTGGGTTGCAAAAAGACTTGGATATCCAATTGTTAATGTGGAATTAGATAATCCGCAAATTTGGGCATGCTTTGAAGAAGGTGTATCCGAATATTCTGCACAAGTTAATCAATTTAATCTCCGTAATAACCTTGATATTTTAAGAGGCCAACCAAAAGAAGCATTTGGTGGTAGATCAAATTATTCACAAACGCTTGTAGATGGTTCTTTTTTACCAACAATAATTCGTATGTCTCAACAATACGGAACATTGGCCGGTGTTGGAGGAAATACGACTATAAAAAAGGCATATATTAATGTAACGGAATCCGTACAAAGATACGATTTAATGACAAGTGCAGTTGATACGGTTACATCACAATCATTTGCAACCACATTTTCGGGAAGTTCTACAATTGATGTAGTAAAAGTTTTTTATGAAGCAGTACCGGCAATAACAAGGTTTTTTGATCCATATTCCGTAGGCGCACAGGGAACTCTTAATTTAATTGGTGAATTGGGATTTGGTAATTATTCGCCAGCAGCACAGTTTTTAATGATGCCTATTTATGAGGATTTATTAAGAATGCAGCACATCGAATTTAACGACCACATTCGCAAATCAGCATTTACGTTTAATATAGTTGATAATAAATTGGAGATATTCCCTGTACCAACTACAAGGTCACCTAAAAAAATATATTTTGATTATATTAGTAGGGATGAATTTGAACACGATTCACAAACAATCCAAGCCGAATCCCTATCAGATTATTCGGACATACCATATGATTTTATTCAATATAGTAAAATAAACGAAGTAGGTAAGCAGTGGATTAGAAAATACACTTTAGCATTGTGTAAAGAACTATTGGGAGCAATTAGGGAGAAGTATAATTCGGTTCCAATTCCAGATGGTGATGTGACATTGGATGGTGCAGCATTGCGATCAGAAGCACAGGTTGAAAAGGATGCACTTATTACACAATTGAGAGAAAATTTGGAGGAGATGAGCAGGATTAAAGTTATGGAGAATAAAGCACATGAAGCGGATCATCAACAACAAATGTTACAAAAAGTACCATTAAAAATATATGTAGGATAATATGCCAAAGTTTATGTTAGATAGGGACTTGCAACTTTTTAGAAGTTTAGCAAGGGAATTAGTAGACACTGTAATAGAGAATACTTGTGTTTTATTTAAAGTAAATTTAAAAGAAACGAAAGTAAATATCTATGGTGAATCTACTAATAAAACTTGGCATCCTGGAGTGCAGTTGTATGTTCTAATTGATAAAGATCCGGAAACGGCAGTATACGAAGGATTTGGATCAGATAACCAACAAAACATAAATTTTAAATTTGATAGATTATTATGTGAAGAAAGAAACGCATATCCGGAAATTGGTGATATTATTTATTTTGATAATTCATATTATGAAATAGATAATACTAATGAAATACAATTTGTTGGTGGTTTGCCTGGAGAAAATAGTGAAAGAAATTGGAGTATAGTGTGTTCTACATTTATGGTAAGTAAAGCAACACTTAATATTGAAGAAAGAATTAACTAAAATATATGTCTACGAATCCGCTAAGAAATAATCAGAGGATAACCCAAACAAAGACCTCAAAGCAGGACTTAAAACAAAGTGTAACTCTATTTGATATAGATTACGCAATGATGACTCATTTGGAAGATACAATATTACCAATTTTGGATGAAAATGGTAAATCTTTGAAAATACCTGTAATCTATGGTAATTCAGAAAGATGGAATGGTGCAAGAAGGGAGGGTGTGTTTAGAGATAGTAAGGGAAAAATCCAACTCCCATTAATGATGATTAGAAGAACTAGTGTTGCAAAAAATGAATCTATGGCTATGTTAAATAGGCATATATCATATTCAACCATTAGAAAGTATTCAAAAGAAAACCGATATGATAAATTTAGTTTATTAGGATCTAATATTAAACCAAAATATGAATTGTTCAATGTTACAATGCCGGACTATGTTGAAATAAACTACGATTGTATGGTTTGGACAAACTACACAGAACATCTAAACACCGTTATTGAACAATTACAATTTGCTGGATCATATTGGGGAGATAAAGAAAAATTTAAATTTAACACATCGGTAGGTGATTTTAATGTTGTAAATGAGGTAGGTGAAGGAACGGAAAGAATTAATAGAGTTGAGTTTTCATTGAATGTTAAAGCATATTTACTACCGGAAAAATTTGATGGTGAAAATACTACAAAAAAATCATTTTCAACTAACAGATTTGTTGTATCAACTGAAACGGATTTGACAGCAAATGGAAGATTGGAAGGGTTTTTAACCACACCTTCACCGTATTATGATAATAAAGACCTTATAGATTTCTTATCATTAAATACTAGTAAAGTACAAAATCCTGTAGCAAATAATACAATAACATTTGCAGGAATCAAACCAATAAAAGCCCCACCACTTTTAACATCGGTAGTATCAGGCACAATAACAATAAGTGGTGAACCATATGATATAAAAGTTTATATAAATGGAGTTAGGTATTACTATACTACACATTTTACAATATCTTATGTAGTTGCAACCGGAAATTTTACTATAAACTTTTTACCACTAATTTTGGGATTTGATGTCGATACCAATGATGAAATAACTATAACAGGAAAATTCATAGAAATATAATGAAAAGAACCTTACTTGATATAACACAAAAAATATCCAGAAAAGTGGTTGGTGTTGTATTAACTCCAATGGACTTACAAGATTCAAATTACTGGATATTTGAGGCAAAAAATTATAGATTCAATGATATATTACGAGAGGTGGAGTATAGAAAAACACAAGATAGAATTTCTATTCATATAAATACACAAAACATATCTAATAGAGATTTTTTAGTTGAAGAAGGAAAAACTGGAATAATAGTAAAATTTATAAAAAGTAATTTTCAATATGAGTTGGACAATGGTGATGAAATTTATTTAAAAGGAGATATAGAAAAATATGCTTAATAAATTTAATGCAGCTGCAAAAAAGCTTAATAGAGTTTTACCAAAAATAAATCCGAATAATCTAAACGATGATTTGTATTTAACAGGCAGCCTATTGAATATAAATTTACCAAGCACATCATCATATCAATCAAATGTAAAATCAAATCCAAATCCAACAAAATTAGTAAATAATAAAAGTAAAATAGAAGAATTTCATAATGAAATTTTACAATTTAGTGGAAGAACTATGAAAAAAGGAATTGATTCATACTCCACCGAAGGATTTGGAAAATTAATTATAAATAATATTAAATTAGATTATGGAACGGAGGGAGTATCTCCGGATAATTTTGAAGTATTGGTTGCTGGATTGCATTTACCTGGAGATTATATAGTATCGGAAGTTGGTAACGATGTTGTGGTAACTTTAAATGATTCTTATATAGATTTTAGTGGTGATGTTAATATTAATAATATTTATGTTATAGGTAAGTTTATAAACATATAAAAATAGTATGGCAACATTAATACAACTAAAACAAATAGAAAGTAGTTCATTTCTTATTCAAGCCGCAGAACTGGCAGCAACATTTACACAATCTGTAAAAGATGTGATAAATATAGTTGGAACAGTTTCATCATCTGCTCAACTTACAAGTTCATTGGATTTGAGATACGCATTAAGTGGAACTGTTGGTGGTGGAGGTGGTGATTGGTCAACCATTACAGGAATACCACAAGGAATAATATCAGCATCAACACAATTGGATGGTAGTACATTAAGAAACATAACAATATCAACCACAGATGCCGATCATTACTCATTAATAGTTAGTGGTGCTATAGGTGTGGTAGATGCTACAGACTTATCGGGAAGTATAGATGGAGATTTGGATACGACAGTTCCTGCTCAAATTTATTTAACAGGTTACCCACTTCCGACGGACCCGGCAGTTAGCGGAAGTTCCGAAGCAAACATAATTGATCAAGGTGAGTGGTAATCAAAAAAAAATGATATTTATATATTGAATAACCCAAATCAACATTTTAACGGAGAATAAGCATGGCACAAATAATTAAACACAGACGTGGTAGTTTAGAATCGCTAACTAACGTAACATCATCTTTATCAAAAGGTGAATTAGTAATAGCGTCAGGATCATCCAATATATCACCTACAAACGGATCATCTATTGTGTTTGCCGCAGTAGAAAATGGACAAGTCCAGGCCGTAAATAGATTTATGAGAGGAACAACTGTTCCTAATACATTTTCAAATGCCGCATATAATGGTTTAGTAAATGGAGTTCCGTACTATGTTAGTGCATCAAACGTTACACCAACTTTATATTTGTTGGGAACAGGTGCAAACGAAGCTATAGATTTAATTGGTAACATACAACCATTTTCCACATCAGTTGATGCAAGATTGGATGCAGTAGAAGCATCAGTAGGTGGTGGTGGTAACCTTGCAAATTCTATCACATTAATAAACTCATTTACCGCATCGGCCGGAATAAGACTTACAAATTTAGAAAGTAAATCCGCATCGGTAGATATTTCTATAACTAACTTAAATGCAAGTTCGGCATCACAACAAACAAGCATCAATGCAATAAACATTGTAACGGCAAGTTTAGAATCCTTTACTGCATCGACAGTAACAAGATTAACAAATTTAGAAACTAAATCGGCATCCGTCGATATTAGTGTATCTAATCTAAACACATATACCGCATCGGTAAGTGTTAGTGTATTCAATATAAATTCGTTCACTGCATCTGCAAGTGGCAGTATCTTTCATCTCAATGCAAGTTCTGCTTCTCAACAAACAAGCATTAATGCACTAAATAATAGTAGTGCATCATTAAATACGTTTACCGCATCTGCATCTACAAGATTAACAAATCTTGAAACTAAATCGGCATCTGTTGATATTAGTATTAGTAATATAAACTCATTCACCGCCTCTACTGCGACGAGCATAACAAACTTAAACGCAAGTTCAGCATCGCAGCAGGTGAGTATAAATGCATTAAATACATATACGGGGTCAAATGATACCACAAATACGGCACAAAATAGTAGATTAACATCTTTAGAAAATAGAACAGGATCATACGCTACAACAGGATCTAATACATTCAACGGAACGCAAATTGTTAGTGGTTCACTTTATGTAACTCAAGATTTAATTGTAATTGGATCATCATCTATTTCAAACATAAGTGCAAGTGTACTTAACATTGGAGATAATCAAATTACACTAAATACATTTACACCAGCAATTAGATTTGGTGGAATAAGTGTAATAGATTCTGGATCAACCGGTGCAACTGGATCTTTGTATTGGGATTCTTTAAATAACCATTGGTTATATGAACACCCATCGGGAGCAAACGAAGGATACAATTCTGCAATTCTAATATCCGGTCCTAAAAATACAGGAACATTAGGAAACGAAGCAACATTGATAAGTGGTTCAATAATGTTGGCAAGTGGTGAAGATCACGTATCGGGTTCAATAATGAGTCAGGCGGATAATAATTCAAAAATTACTATTGCTGGTGGCTTAGATGTAACGGGTACAATTAGTGGTTCTATAAATGGAATTGGAAACGTAACAGCATTCTCACAATCGGTTGATAGTAGATTGGATTCGGTAGAAGCTTCTATAGGAGGGGGTTCGGTAGCTACATCTATTAGTGCATTGAATAATAGTACGGCATCATTAAACGCATTCACAGCATCTGCAAGTAGTAGACTTACAAATTTAGAAACCAAGTCAGCATCCGTTGATGTTAGTGTATCTAATTTAAATACTTATACTGCATCTGTGAGTACAAGTGTATTTAATATAAATGCATTTACAGCATCCGCAAGTGGTAGTATATTCCATTTAAACGCAAGTTCGGCATCACAGCAAACAAGTATTAACGCATTAAATAATAGTAGTGCTTCGTTAAATACTTTCACTGCATCTGCGAGTACAAGACTTACTAATTTAGAAACCAAGTCAGCATCGGTTGATATTAATATAACAAATATACACAGCTTCACCGCATCGGTAAGTACAAGTATATTTAATATTAACACTTATACCGCATCCGTAAGTAGTAGTATATTTAATCTCAATGCAAGTTCGGCATCGCAGCAGACTAGTATAAATGCACTAAACGTTACATCTGCATCATTAAATACTTTCACCGCATCCGCAAGTACAAGACTTACTAATTTAGAAACTAAATCGGCATCTGTCGATATTAGTATATCTAACTTAAATAGTTACAGCGCATCCGTAAGTAATAGTATATTCCATTTAAATGCAAGTTCCGCATCACAACAGACTAGCATAAATGCAATAAATACCGTAACTGCAAGTTTGCAAACATCAACTACGGCATTAAATACGTTTACGGCATCGGCAAGTACAAGACTTACTAATTTAGAAACTAAATCCGCATCCGTTGATATTAGTCTTGCATCAATAAACTCATACACATCATCTTTAAAAACGGCAATCGATGTAAATGGTGCAAATCTTATAGTGTTAGGAGATTTGACAGTTCAGGGTAGCACAGTTACGTTAAATACTACAGAACTTGTAGTGGAAGATAAATTGATAGTGTTAGCATCGGGATCAACTACAACCGCTGCAGCTAATGGTGCGGGAATATTCATTTCCGGAGCAAATGCATCGTTTACATACGCAAACACTGCAAACGCGTGGACAGCAAATATACCATTTAGTAGTTCCGCATTTACTGGTTCATTTAACCTACCAACGGGTGGTTCAAGTAAAAGAATCGCATTTAGAGAAACAAATGGTAATTTGGATTTGGTAACTGCACCGACGGTAGATGGTGATATATTACAATGGAATGGAACGGCATTTACTATGAGTAATGTGATAGATGGTGGTTCATTCTAATCATTATAAATTATAAAAATAAAAACCCTTCAACCGAAGGGTTTTTTTATTTAAATAACTAATATTTATTGAAGTAGTATATACTACATTTTTGTTGTTATATAACATTTTTTAAGTAGATACCATAGATATGGCCCAAACAATTGTATTAAGACGTTCTGCGCAAACTGGAAAAGTACCAGGAACATCATCTTTAAATTTAGGAGAAATTGCAGTAAATACCTACGATGGTAGAGTATTTTTTAAGAAATCGGGCTCAATCGAATCTATTGAACATTTAGTAACAACAAATTCAATCACAACTGGATCAATTACGTTAACAAAAACAGGATCTTTTGGTGAATTGATAGTAGTACAAGATGCAAACTTTCAAAGGGATATATTTGTTACCAGAGATATAGTTGGTAATGGTGATATTGATGTTTTGGGGTCATTGACTGCATCTTTAAGTAACGGGTATATTTGGGTTGGTAATAGTTCTAATAGAACACAGTTATTAGCAACATCATCTTTAGTACCGGGAAATATATACATAACATCTTCGGTAAATGCACCATCGACCATATATGATAATATGATATGGTATGATAGTGATACCGGAAAATCATACATACGATATAATGATGGTACTTCAACACAATGGGTACTACAATCTGATCCAACAATAAATACCGGTCCAACTTTATTAACTTTACAAGAAGTTACTGATATTGGATATACTACCGATAATCCAATAATCATAACAAATACTACAAATGCAACATCATCTGGATCGGGTGCATTAATTATGAGTGGTGGAATTGGTGTATTGGGTGATGTTTGGGCTAGGAAATTTTATGGAGATGGAAGTGGATTGACGGGTGTGGTTGCAAGTTATACCGAAACGGATACATTAGACTCTGTTTTGGGTAGAGGAAATTCATCAGCAAACTCAATAGTATTAACTGGTACTACAAATGCAACATCTAAAGTTACGGGAGTAATCAGAGTGGCGGGCGGTATCGGTATATCAAAAGATATCTATGCAGATAATTTGGTTTTGAGTGGTACATTAACGGCATCACTACAAACAGGATACGCAATAGTAGGAAATTCCAATGGAACTGCAAGTGCAGTTGCAACATCATCATTTTCTACATTATTACCTTCAGGTCTATTATCATCATCGAATAATACATTTGCGGCATATACAGCATCAACTAATACATTTACCGCATCAATTAACACATTTACTGCATCTGCTGGTATACGACTTACAAATTTAGAAAGTAAATCTGCATCGGTTGATATCAGTATAATAAATTTAAATAGTTACACCGCATCGGCAAGTAGCAGTATCTTCCATTTAAATGCAAGTTCAGCATCTCAACAGACTAGCATAAATGCAATAAATACTACAACCGCAAGTTTATTAGTTGAAACTGCAAATTTGGAATTATTTACTGCATCGGCAAGTAGCAGTATCTTCAATTTAAATGCAAGTTCTGCATCGCAGCAGACTAGCATAAACGCATTAAATAATTCATCAGCATCATTAAATACTTTTACATCATCGGCTGCAGTACGACTTACTAATTTAGAAACCAAGTCAGCATCGGTTGATATTAGTATAGCAAACATACACACATTTACCGCATCGGTTAGTACAAGTATATTTAATATTAACGCATATACTACTTCTGTAAGTAGCAGTTTATTTAATCACAATGCAAGTTCCGCATCACAGCAGACTAGCATAAACGCATTAAATAATAGTACCGCATCATTAAATACATTTACAGCATCTACTGCGGTAAGACTTACTAATTTAGAAACCAAATCCGCATCAGTTGATATTAGTATAACAAACTTAAATGCAAGTTCCGCATCGCAGCAGACTAGTATAAATGCATTAAATATCACATCTGCATCATTAAATACATTTACAGCATCTGCAAGTACAAGATTAACAAATTTAGAAACCAAATCAGCATCAGTTGATACAAGTATTTCTAATCTTAACTCATTTACAACATCTGTAAATACCGCCGTAATTTTCAATGGTTCCGATTTAATTGTAAAAGGAAACTTTTATGTTAGTGGATCTACGACATATATAAGTTCATCTACATTGAATATTGGTGATAATATTATAGAACTAAATTATGGTGGTACACAAACTATCGCAGGTATATACGTTAAAGATGCAACCGCATCATCTTTAGTATCTGGATCATTGTTATGGGATGGAACGAATGATTATTGGATAGCCGGCAAATCCGGATCAGAAAGTCGTATTTTATTAGCAAATGCAAATAATGTACTATCTAGTTCTATTAATTTTAATACATACACAGCATCAGTTGATAGTAGTATAACAAACTTAAATGCAAGTTCAGCATCTCAACAAATAAGTATAAATGCTATTAATGTTGCAACCGCATCTTTACAAGCAACATCCGCATCATTAAATACATTTACAGCATCGGCAGCAGTAAGATTAACAAATCTTGAGTCAAAATCTGCATCCGTTGATATTAGCATCGCAGCATTAAATGCGGTAAGTGCATCTCTGAATTCAAAAACAGGATCATACGCAACAACAGGATCTAATACATTTGTATCGAATCAAATAATATCGGGAAATTTAGATTTATCTGGATCATTCACATCATCATTATTGAAGGGATATGTATTTGTTGGTGATGGTAATAATAGAACTACAATAACACCAACATCATCTTTTGGGGGAGGTGGAGTAGTAACTTATGATAATACTTTTGATTTTAATTTAGAACCATTCGTTGGTGTAGTTGCATATATAGAAAGTGCAAATACACTAAATAGAGTATATGCAAATAATACAAATATTGTATTCCAAAGTACAAATACAGATTTTGCAACATTTACCACATCATCAAGTTATATATCATCATCGTTTACCGCATCATTACAACAAGGGTATGTGTGGGTTGGTAATGCAGATGGAAAGTCTATAGCATTTTCAACTTCATCATTAGTTGCAGGCGGTGCATCTTTTGGAACAATAGTAGTTGCAGGCCAAAGTGATGTGATTGCCGATGTTGCAAATGATACATTGACATTGGTTGCAGGAACAAATATATCGATAACAACAAATGCAGCAGGAGATAGTATAACGATAAATTCAAGTGGAGGTTCTGGAGATACATCGGCATTAAATGCCAGTACCGCATCATTAAATACATTTACAGCATCCGCTGCAATCAGACTTACAAATTTAGAAAGTAAATCTGCATCGGTTGATACGAGTATATCTAACTTAAATAGTTATACTGCATCTACTGCAATCAGACTTACAAATTTAGAAAGTAAGTCCGCTTCTGTAGATATTAGTATATCCAATTTGAACACTTACACCGCATCGGCAAGTAGCAGTGTATTTAACTTAAATACATACACAACTTCTGTAAGTAGTAGTATCTTCCATCTTAATGCAAGTTCAGCATCGCAACAGACCAGCATAAACGGATTAAACAATAGTACAGGATCTCTAAACACATTTACCGCATCTACTTCTATAAGATTAACAAATCTTGAATCTAAATCGGCGAGTGTGGATATCAATATAACAAATATACATACTTTCACCGCATCGGTGAGTACAAGTATATTCAATCTAAATACATATACCACATCTGTTAGTAATAGTGTATTTCATTTAAACGCAAGTTCGGCATCGCAGCAGACTAGTATAAATGCATTAAATACGGCAACTGCAAGTTTGCAAACTGAAACTGCAAATTTAGAATTATTTACCGCATCCGCTGCAATCAGACTTACAAATTTAGAAAGTAAATCATCATCGGTTGATGCAAGTATTAGTTCAATAAATTCAAAAACGGCATCATATGCTACAACGGGATCAAATACTTTCGTTGGATTACAAACTATATCGGGTTCATTAGATGTATCGCAATCAATAAGTTCATCACTTCCACAGGGATATGTTCTCGTTGGAAATGGTTTAAATAGAACGGTTGTCGTTGCAACATCATCTTTTGGTGGAGGACAAACTACGGATATAAGTGCATTAAATGCAAGCACCGCATCATTAAATACATTTACAGCATCAGCAGCAATTAGATTAACTAATCTTGAAAGCAAATCAAGTTCGGTTGATATTTCTATAACTAATTTAAACGCAAGTTCAGCATCACAACAGACCAGCATAAATGCAATAAACGTTGTAACTGCTAGTTTGCAAACTGAAACTGCAAATTTGGAATCATTTACAGCATCAGCTGCAGTAAGATTAACAAATTTAGAAACTAAATCAGCAAGTGTTGATATTAGTATTAGTGCATTGAATTCAAAAACAAGTTCATACGCAACAACAGGTTCAAATACTTTTGTTGGGTTGCAAACCATATCCGGTTCATTGGATGTATCACAATCAATCAGTTCATCTTTACCACAGGGATACGTTTTAGTGGGTAATGGTTTAAATAGAACCGTTGTTGTTGCGACATCATCCTTTGCGGGAAGTGGTGGTGGATTGAAAACTAAAGCAGGATCAGTAGCAAATACATCATTTACAGGCAATCCTAAAAAAACAACTATTACATTTGCAGGAGCATTTGTAGATACAAATTACGCAATAACCATAACAGGCGAAGATGCACGTTCATGGACAATCGAAAGTAAATTGGCAGGAAGTTTTGTAATAAACGCAAATAGTAACACCGGATTAAGTGGAACAACATATTGGATAGCAACCGCATATGGAGAAACAACGTAGTTATGGGAACGATTATAAGTAATAACTTTTTTAAAATAGCAAATGGGGTATTCAGATACGCCGAACCCATAGTATCTTCGGAAGGAGTGATAGTTGCTTATACTATTACGGAGTTATTAACAACTACGGGAGCAGGAAATTGGACAAAGCCAACAGGAATAACTTCTGTTACCGTTGAGTGTTGGGGTGCGGGGGGTGCTGGTGGAGGTGCAACATCCAATCCTGCGGCAGGTGGTGGAGGAGGCGGAGGTCAATATGCCAGATCAGTAATTGTATACTCTTTAGGAGAATCAACGATATCTTATAATGTAGGAGCTGGGGGGATAGGAACAACCACTACAGTAGTTGACGGAGGAGATACAACATGGAATACAACAACTGTTGTAGCTAAAGGAGGAACCGGAGGTGGAGCAAATGGAGTAGTTGGAGCTGAAGCTGCAGGAGGACTAGGCAACGTTGTTGGAAGCATTGGAGATATAATTTATTTTGGAGGAGATGCTTCAACTGGAGTGGTTACATCTCCAGATAATTTTCCTTTTGGCGGAGCTGGTGGTGGAGGTGCTGGCTCAACTGGCAATGCAAATATTCAAATAGGAACCATAGAATTAGGAGGCGACGGAGGAAATGGAGTACTAAACCAATCACTCGCTGGAAATCCCGGATTAGTATATGGTGGAGGAGGTGGAGGTTCTGCAACAAACGTTGCTACTAATAGAGCCGGAGGAAATGGAGCGCAAGGAATTATCAGATTATCGTACACAATCCCACCACCAATTGATTTTTATACGGGATCATCAGCAGCATTTAGTATTAGAAAATTATCCGAATCGGCTAGTTTCTGTATGAAAGTTAGAAGAAGTAGTGATGATGCAACACAAAATATAGGATTTCAATCGGATGGATTAATAGATACTGGATCTTTACTTTCTTTTGTTGGAAGTGATACGGGATATGTAAATGTGTGGTATAATCAAGCCGATATTCAAACTGATTTTATTGGTTATACAGGAAGTGCAGTAGAACCATTTGATACTACTATACAAGAACCCTATATAGTATCTAGTGGAAGTTTGATGACTATGAATGGAAAACCGGCCATTTTTTATAATGCTTTAGCCGGTTTATATGCTGAAATCAAACTAACAGATGAAACGGGACTTTGGTCAACATATGGTGTTGGGCAAGTCAATGATACAACAACAAGGTTGATGGTTAGAACTGTGTCCGGTTCAGTTAATATTGCGCAAAATATTAGAAGAAACACCACCAACATAGAATCAATTGGATTTAACAACGCAGGAGGTAATGGTACAGATTTAGGCCCATCAAATCCAGGAACCACTCAATTTATTGCATATGCACAAAGAACATCGGCAAACGTTGAAGTTTATGTGAATGGTGCAACTAATGGAGCCACTGCGGTTGCAGGAACACCGGTGGTATCAAATACAAGAGGACCGGCAACACTAATTCATCTAGGATTCTTTGGTAGTACTGGACCACCATCATTTCCTTGGACGGGTAGTATTCAAGAAGTTATTCATTACCCACAAGATCCTGCAACATTTAATTATAGAGCAGGATTAACAGCAGCATTAAATTCATTTTATGGAACTTTTTAACGATTTTATAAAAATTAAAAAAATACAATTATTATTTTTAGTTGTAATAATGTATGTCATATATCAATATATAGCATATACACCAATTATACCTTTCATAAATTATACAGAATCGACCGGATTGGATAGTATTTACATTGCACTCCCACAGGGTTGGAGTATACCAGCATCAGATACTGCCTACTATCCAAATTATATTTTAAAATAAAACGGATAAATATATTTATAACCAATGGCAATATTTCATACAGATACAGCAAGTTTAGCAAGATTAGAAGTAACGGGAAGTACAGCAATGTCTGGATCTTCCAACGTATTACACATTAAAGGGAGTGGATCCGCTATACTTGTGGTATCCGGAAGTACGGGTGGTATTATGGAAATCGGTGATATAACCGCCACATTGCCTAATATATATGTAATAGAATCGGCAAGTATAGAGATATTAAAAATAGATAGAAATAAAGCGGTAAGTATATCAGGATCGCTAACCATAACGGGATCCTTCACATCATCATTACGAGCGGGATATGCATTTGTAGGTGGACCTAATAACATATCATTAGAAGTGGCTACTTCATCATTTGGTGGCGGTGTAGCAGACACAACGGCTTTAAATGCAAGTATAGCATCCTTAAATGCGTTTACAGCATCGGCATCGAATAGATTAAATAGTTTGGAATTATTTACTTCATCCGTAGGTACGGGTGGTAGCTCAAATCCTAATAATTATGTAAAGGGAATATCAATATACGACCCTACGAATGCAGAAGATGTTACAATAATGTATACATCAGCAAGTATGACAATACAAGGTGTACAGGCGGTATTGAGAGGTTCAGCCGGACAAAGTGTTACTATTAGTTTACATTATGATGCAACTAGAAGCAACGCAGGTACAGCAATAGTATCAGCACAGGCAGTAACAAGTACTACAACAGCAACGGCAGTAACCCTAACGGCAAATGTATCAGTACCCGCAA